TTACTGCGTGGCTCAGAGGGAGTTTTAGATTCTCCTCTCGAGACTGAACGTGGGGATTTAACAGGTTTTCCACGTTTGGCGGGGTTGTTCCTACTTCGTTTTGGACGAACGCGTTCATTTGTTGAAGCACTTGATTGTGTTTCTTCAGATGTGGTGGGAGTCGTAGGCCGAGCCAAGACGATAGTCTCGTCAACCACAACATCAACGACTGTTGGTGTTGCGGCTCTGGGCTCTGCACATAGTGGAGGTTGAAGCAGTTTCTCGATCGTGTTGGCGGAATCCATCCACTGATCGAACTGGCTGCGGTCAAACTCCTTAAAGAGTGCTTGAAACTCCACATCCATCCAGCCTCCATCATTTCGGTTTGGGTACTGGGAAGACTCGTCGAAACGGGACCACCAAGAACCGACTCCAAGAAGACGTTTGGGTCGAAACTCCGACAGCAATAGCACACGCCGACAGAATTGTCCAATGACAGGAGTATTGGCATCGGTTGCCAAGAAGGACATCGCCTTCTCGACCAGTTTCTGTTCAGCTGTGACGCTTTTAGGCAGGCGAACCGTAGTGTGGAACTTGGCCAATTGTCTTTTGACATCGCACATACTATTAGGATTGCCTTCCCAGACTTCCTCTGTATAGTAGCGTGCCAGAAAATTGACCCCTCGTTCCCCTCTTGGAACCACTGCTGCTTCGAGTCGGAGGCCCACCTTCTCTGCGGCCCAAAGGTGGGACTCGACTGGAAGGTCAGCATCGACACCGTCGTCACCAAGGTGAATACCGATCGCGGAGAACGCTTCGTCTGGTGAATAGTAGCATCCGTCCGCTTTTCGGGTATGACGGAAAGCGAGGTAGGCGGTAAACACCGCACGGAGTGTTTGGAACACACTGGTTCCTGGGCACCCCGACCCATGGGTAAATCCTTGATCAAATGTTGTTCCTTCTGGCAAATATCCGATATTTCCGACATTGTTCTTCAGTAATTCATTCAATAAACTCCGGTGATTCTTAAAGGCCTTCATCAGAATCGCCCGCTCAACCAGACGTAGAAGCTCGGTAATAGTTCCGTCCATGCGCTCGTAATCTGAGATGTTCGCCATACTAGCTGGCAGTAACATTTCAACGATGCGCTCGGAAATTTCCCGGGGCGTCATGCCTGGGCCGTACCACTTGAACTGCTTGAGGAAGTCAGACAACGCTAAGGTGAACATTGACATGTCCAGCTTATCTGAATCGTTGTATGTGGAGATATTCCTGGGATCTTTGACGTCTCCATAGGCCTCGGCCTTGAGAAAACATTTCAAGATCTTTTTACGGATCGTCCCCGCAACTGACGCTCTCGCAAGCGAAATTCGTTGGGCAGGAGTCGTTTGTTTCGCAGCAATTGTTTCGAAACAAAACGGTTCAAGGACCGCATTGCCAACGACGAGTTCAGCGAACTCGTCGATGCACTGTAGTACAAACGGCGTTGGTGGAGGAGGGGATCGAGACTGGTATTTCTTGATCCTGCCTTCAACACAGCGTTCCTCACTGGCCTTGTTCATGGCCGGTGCGAACGCCCCGTGTACTAAGGGTGGCATAAAAGCTTGCAGCTTAGCTTTCGCCTCTTGATTGTACACCTCGGGCTTATATTGATAAGTCCGAACGCCCAACTTTACGGGGAAAATAGTCAGGCTCGTCCGCTTACTAGCGTGACGATGGTATTCAGTCAATACTGCTGCAGCGGCCCGGTTAGACGCACACCACGAAGCCGTAGTAGGCAACATGAGGTTGGTCGTGCCGAGCCTAGCAACAGTGGCTATGCTCTCGTCCACTGATGCTTCCACATCAGCGGCGAGCCAGCTTCCAGGGCGGGCGGTGGACACTTTCAACGTGCCACCAGGTTCCATTACGTTAAAACGTATGAACCTCTCGCCACTCGTGGTCGTAACCACGGGCCGGAACCTCTTAAGGGGCTTGGAATCCAGGAGTAGCGCGGCGATCCAAGCACTAACCCAACCGAAGATTCGAATGGGGGTGATTAGAACGCATTGTCTATGCTTTCCCACCTGTTTCCGTTCCACCGCATATGAGATGGCCCGGATAGGTATTATTCCAAAGCGATACTTGACAGCCAAAAGGCTGTCAACACCATAATCCCAAAGGAAATGGTTATAGCGACCGCCTCCTGCGACAATGGTTTCCAAGGAACCATCGTCAAGAAAGTGGAAGCTCGTATCGTCTTGCCCACTAGACACTGCACTTTCAGGAGACACAGTGTAGAGGACTACTGGCTTGGCTGCAGAGGATAGAAGTTTAGGCATATCCATGTAGTAATCTACATCACAGATATACCGGATATCGTCGGGCCTTTCGACATCCAGACGATTATCCGCATTCACATCCTTGGCCCAAAACCACTGCCGAGATCCCTTCAAGTTCTTCCTTTGGTCGGAACGAGACATTCCGAGGATGAACAAGCTGCAACCGCTATGCCGTGCTAATGCACAGGCAAATTGCGTTGCACCGGATCTCAAGGCGGCGGCATCACCATGCGTGTGCTCGAGGACGGTCTTACCGCCCTCGAGACTTGTAGCCACGAAGCTGTCTCTCATCAGATCCGATTCAATTACCGGTCTGGAGGACAACTTCTGGCAAAGGAGCGATACATAAGCACGTAAAAGCTCCTTCTTCGTAACAACAAGGCTGACAGCGAATAAGCTACCTGTCAGCAAAACAGTCAATTCTGTTCGTTGGGACGGCATCGAGTGATTAGTTCGGG